TGAGTTTTTGGGGCACGACGAGATGGTCCGCGAGGCGCGCGAAGAGGCACAGCTCTGGGCGGCGGGACTATGAGCACCGTCGCAGAGCGCAAGCGCCGCGCGTTCCTGGAGGGACGGCGCACCTACATCGGCGGCACCGACGTGGCCGCCATCCTCGGAATCTCGCCTTGGTCCAGCCCGCTGCAGGTCTGGCGCGAGAAGACGAACCCCGTCCCGGAGACAGACGGCAGCTCCCTCGCCATGAGGCGCGGGCTGGCGCTGGAGGACTTCATCGCGGACGAGTTCACCCGGGCGAAGCCGGGGCTCGTCACCTACCGGCCGAAGCCGGTCGTGCGCACCGATTGGGGATTCCCGGCGGGAGCGTCGGTGGACCGCATGGTGGCGACCACGGAGCACCCGCGCACGCCGGTCGCCATCCTGGAGGCCAAGACCGCGTTCAAGTACGGCTGGCGGGACTGGAACGAGGAGACGGGCGACCTGCCTCCCGCGTACTACATCCAGCAGCAGTGGTATCTGGCCGTCACCGAGCTGCCGCTGTCCTACGGGGCCGCAGACATAGGCGACCCCGGGGCGCTCCGCATCATCCCAACCCGGCCGGACCGGCGCATCCAGCGCCGCTGCATCGAGGCGGCGCGGGAGTTCTGGGAGCGGCACGTTCTGACCGGTCAGCCGCCGCAGCCGAACGGCTCGGACGGAGACGCGGCGGTCCTGCGCGACCTCTACCGGGACCCGCTCCCGGACCCGGCCGTACCGCTGGACGACCCCGAGGCGGCGCGGCTGCTCCGGACGTACCTCGAAGCCAAGGGCACGGCGGACTCCGCCAAGCGCGAGGCCGAGTCGGCGAAGCAACAGCTCTGCGCCCTCATGGGCGAGCACGAGAAGGCGCTCGTGGACGGCTACCTGCTGACCTGGAAGACGCAGCGCCGCACCACGCTTGACACGAAAGCACTCCGCGAAGCGCACCCGGATATCGCCGGGGAGTTCTCACGCACGAGCGAGAGCCGCGTTTTCGCTACACCAAGGGAGACCTCTTGACCACCCAGACACAGACGGCGGCACTCGCCGTACAGACCTACCAGCACGACCCGGAGGTACAGGACGCGGAAGCGCAGGTGCGCACCATCGCGGACGCCGCCCGGGAGCTGGAGATTGTGGACGAGCAGACGAACGCGCAGGCGCTTGAGATGCTCGCCCAGGCGCGGAAGGCGCACAAGCGCATCGAGGCGCTGAAGAAGCGGTGGCTGGAGCCGCTGACCAAGCAGGTCAAGCTCATCCGCGACGACTTCGCCGCGATGGCGGCCCCCGCGAAGGAGGCCGACCGCATCCTCGCCGCCAAGACGAGCGCGTACCGCGCGGAAGTCGCCGAGGCGGCGCGCCGCGAAGAGGCGCGGCTGCGCAAGCTCGCCGAGAAGCGGCAGGAGCGCCGCGAGGCGAAGGCGGCGGAGCGGGGCGAAGACCTGCCGCCGGTCACGCTGGCGCCGCCGACCGTGGCCCCGCCCGCGAAGACCGTAGCGACGGACTCCGGGGCGAAGGTCACCTACCGCACGACTACCCATTTCGAGGTCGTGGACCCGGCGCTCGTCCCGGACGCATACAAGAGCGTGGACGAGAAGAAGGTCGGCGCAGCGGTCCGCGCTGGTATCGCGTCTCCTGACAATCCCATCCCCGGAGTCCGCATCTGGACCACCGAGGAAGCAGTAGTGAGGTGACTGACGTGACCAAGCAAGACACCCGTACGGCCGTCGCGACGCGCGACGACAACGCTCCGGCGCGGAACGGCACGCCGCAGAGCGTGCTGGACGTGTTCGGGAGCGAGAGCTTCAAGCGGCAGGTGGCCGCGGCTCTCCCGGCGCACATCAGCGCCGACTCCATGATGCGTATCGCGCTGACGGAGGTCCGGATGAACCCCGACCTTCAGAAGTGCACCGTGCCGTCGTTCATGGGCGCTTTGCTCAAGGCGGCGCAGGCCGGACTCCGCCCGGGGATGTTCGGGGAAGGCTTCCTCATCCCTCGCTACTCCAAGAAGACGCGCAGCATGGAGGCGCAGTTTCAGCCCGGCTATATGGGCCTTGCGCAGCTCGCGTACCGCTCCGGGGAAGTCTCGGACATCGTGGCCGAGGCGGTCTACCGAGGCGACCACTTCACCTACCAGCTCGGCTCGGACCCGCGCATCGAGCACGTCCCCGACATGGAGGGCGAGCGCCGAGACGAGGACGTAATGGCCTTCTACGCCGTGGTGCGGTTGCGTAACGGCGGCAAGCTGATGAAGGTCATGCGCCGTCCCGACGTGGACGCCATCCGCGACCGCTTCGCGCCGACGAACAAGGGCGGCGCGGTCGTGGGGCCGTGGGTGAGTGACTACGCCGCGATGGGAGCCAAGACGGTCCTCATCCAAGCTCTGAAGCTGGCCCCGAAGGAGTCCGAGCGGCTGGCGGCGGCGCTACAGGCCGACAGCGATGCCCTGTTCAACGACCGCGTGGCGGCAGGCGTGGCGGAGACGCCGCGTGAGCCGTCCGACCTTGCCGACCGCGTGGCCGACCGCATCGGCGCGGACTCTACGCCGGACCCGGACGTGGACCCGGAGACGGGCGAGGTGGTCGACGGCTTCCTGGACGACGACGAAATCCCCTTTGGGGAGTCGTGACTCATGGCCTCCCCGCAGATAGAAGCGAAGCGGGCCGCGTGGCGCGAGGGTTTCGACCCTCGCGCCCCGTTGGCCGAACAGTTGGACTGGCCGTTCACCCCAGCGTGGCAGGTCGCTCACGTCATGGGCGTAGCCGAGTCGACCGTCTACCACCACGGCATCCGCTACGACGCAGCCATGCGTCAAGGTGACCGGGCGGCGGCGAGCCGCTACGTCCCGTGCATCGTCTCCGGCCGCACCAAGCGCTTCCCCACCCAGGCGTTCGTGGAGTGGTGGGAGTCGGCCGGAGGCGTGACCCTCCGAGCGCTGACGGACGATGCGGCGGGGTGGTCGGGATGAGCGTCATCATGCGCCCTCGTGAGGATGGGCCGTTCTACGTCTCCAAGGCGAAGCGCGACGGCACCGGCTACCTGCTGGTGCCCTACTACGCAGAGGCGGACGGTGCCCGTGAAGTGACGGCCGACGAGCTGGCCGACTTCGAGGCTGCTACCCGTCTCTGCGGAGGGTTAGTGGTCGGGAGGGAAAGCCCATGACGGAAGTACTCACGCGAGCTGGATTCGACATCGACCTCCGCAAGTTCCAGCAGCGGGAGGCGGCTCTGGCCATGGTCCTTCTCTCGCGCGGCACGCAGCTCATCGAGCACAAGCGCGACTGCGGGACGGTGCGGACCGGCAACCTGTTCATCGAGTACGCGCAGGCCAGCGGACCCTCCGGTATCGCCACCACGCAGGCCGATACGTGGGCGCTGGAGTACGACGCCAACACGTGGCTGCTGGTGCCGACGCGCCGCCTGCTCCAGCTCTGCCGTCTCGCGTACCGCGAGCGGCGCAGGACACGCGGCGGGGACTACGACCGCCAGCGCGGCGTGCTCCTGCCGCTCCGCTGGCTCATCCCGCCATACGTAAGAGGCGGTGCGTCGTGACCGCCACCATCAACGGCAACGCGGGCGGCGTCTGGGTCGGCGAGGAGGGTACCGCCGTGGAAGTCCTGGACCGCTCGCCTAACGGCATGGCATCGCTCGTGCGGATGCCGAAGGAACCCCAGCGGCTAAGGGAGTACGCGGGTCGCAAGTGCTGGCTGCCGACGCGCTGGCTGGACGAGGGGACGGGGCCATGAACGGCGCCGACAGAGCGCCATACGGTCGGGTATCGAGCCGTATCTGGCTCCAGCCGTGGAGCGACGATGCCAAGCTGCTGGCGGTCTACCTGCTGACCTGCCATCACCGCACACTTGAGGGCTTGTTCCGACTGCCCAAGGGCTACATGGTTGAAGACTTGGGGTGGACGGCGGAACGCCTGCGCGTGGCGCTCGACGAGCTTATCGACGACGACTTCTGTTCCTACGACGAGGCGGTGTCGGTAGTCTTCATCCACAAGGCGCTTGCCTATCAGGCTCCCGAGAACCCGAATCAAGAGAGGCACGCGCTGGCAGCGCTGGCGCGGCTCCCGGAGACGGCGCTGCTCGACAGACTCGTCGACGCTGCGGAGCTGTACTGCACAGGCAAGTTCGGCGTCGGCTTCGCGGCTCGTCTCAGGACGTGGCGGGACTCCGGAGGGCGCACGCGCGAGACTCCGCGAAGCCGACGGTACAACGCCGAGGTCGTAGCGATTGTCCGTGAGCGCGACCGGAACTCCTGCCGTTACTGCGGGGCCGAGGTCAACTGGACCGACCGGCGCGGTCAGCACGGCGGGACGTACGACCACGTAGACCCGCTCGGCGACAGCTCGGCGGACAACCTCGTGGTCGCCTGCCGGAGCTGCAACTCACGCAAGGCTTCCCGGACTCCTGAGGACGCCGGGATGAGCGTTTTAGAGCCGGGTCAAAAGCCTTCCGACCCCGGACCTAGCACCGTTCTAGAACGGACCCAAGACGGTCCTGAGACGGTAATAGAAACCCAGTCGAAACCTACAACTACAACTACAACTACAACTACAACTACCAAAGAGCTTATTGGCGATTGTCCTTCGGAAATCGCCCCTCCCCAGAACCCTACTAACGATGTGAAGAGGGTCGTCTATGAGGACGCCTTCGAGACGTGGTGGACCGCGTTGGGGAGGACGGGGAGCAAGGCCGACGCTCACGCCCTCTGGCGCGAATGGCTCAAGCGCGGCGCGTCCGTCGATGACCTGCAGGTCGCCGTCGAGAGGTACGTGGCGCACTGCGCGTCCACCGACCGTCCGCTCATGGACGGGCGGACGTTCCTGGCCACCACCGACAAGCACCGGCACGAGGTCAACCGCTGGCAGGAGTGGGCGGAAGGGGAGCAGCACGGCTCGATGGACGCTCGCGGCGACCGTCGCCTGATGGACGTGATGACGACTGCGGCCGAGGCATTCGGCCTGAACGGAGGGAACGACAATGGCAACGGAGGTCGCAAGGCGCTCGGCGGCGGACCCACGCGAGCTGCTGAAGGCCGTTCAGATGTTGGCGGCGGCATGGCCGCGCGGGAGCTGGGGGCGGGAGAGTGAGGCCGTGTACGTGGCGGCGCTCGCTCAGGCACGGGTGAGCACCGGGGCGGCGCTCGCTGCCGTTTCCCGCCTCATCCGCGAGGAGACGGACTTGCCGCCGGTCGCGCTGGTGCTGCGGCGCTGCCAAGAAGAGGCCGCGAGCGGAGACCTGTACGACTGGAGCTGCCCGCGCTGCGGCTCCCTGCGCACGGCCGGCACCATCGGAGGTCCGGGCCTGTGCTTCGACTGTGACACCGACTTCACGTTCACGAGCGGAGGGGCAGCCGTATGAGGCTCATGTCGTTCAGCATGACCACGGAGGCGTTCAAGCGCCGCGAGAAGACGGTCACGCGCCGCCTTGGCTGGTGGAATCTGAAGCCGGGGGAGCTGCTGCAAGGCGTCGAGCAGGCACAGGGACTGCGAAAGGGCGAACACGTCAAGCGGCTGCACGCCATCCGGGTGACGGACGTGCGCCAGGAACCCCTGTACGAGCTGCCTGCGCACGGTCCTGACGAGTGCGCCCGGGAAGGCTTTCCCGAGCTGACACCCGCTGAGTTCGTCGAGATGTTCTGCAAGGCCAACCGCTGCGGACCGGGCGCGACCGTCAACCGTATCGAGTTCGAGTATGTGGAGGGGCAGCCGTGAGGAGTGACGCCTGCGAAGTCATAGTCGACGGCGAGGGCTGGTTCGAGGTGGAGCTGGCTGTCACGGAGGCCACTGTCGGCATGTGCCCTCTCGACGACCCGGACTGGCCGTACATCACCGCCCTGCTCACGCTCAGCCCACGCCAGGCGCAGTCGCTGCTCCGCGAGCTGGCCCGTGAGGTGACGCTGGCGGCTGAGGTGACGACGCTGGACCACCGCGTCACGGACGGGACTGATGTGGACGCCGCGCCATGCTGACGCTCCTGCTCGTGTTCCTTAGCGGCGTCGCGGCGGGCGGCGCGGCGGGCGTGCTGCTCATGGCGCTGGCCGTCGTCGCGGACCGCGACGACCGTGACCCGAGGCGTACCCTGTGAAGGGCTACGAGCTGGAGGCGGAGCTGGTCGCCGACTGCCGCCGCGCGGCGGAGGCGATGAGCGTAGTGCTCGAAGTGGCGGGCCAGTACCGGGCCGACAAGGCCGGGCAGGACAGAGGCTTCCCGGACGCGGTGCTGCACGCGGGTGGGCGCTCGCTCCTCGTTGAGTTCAAGCGGCCGAGGGCACGGCACTCCCGCGCCGGGCGCTGCTCGCTCGACCAGATAGCGGCGGCGGAACGGCGGCGGAGCTGTGGCGTGGAGACCTATCTCGTGGACTCGCTGCACGACTTCGTGGCGCTCGCGAACTACGCGAGGACCGGGAGGCCACGACGGCAGTTGCGCACCGTCCTGGGCGAGCACAACGACACGACGACGACTGGAGGCGATGCTGCGTGACCCCGGCTACTGCCACAGCTGCCGCTACCCGTTCCGTCTGCGCGACTCCGGGCTGCGGCACCATCCTCTCAGCGTACCGTCCGGACGGCGAGACGCTGTGCGCTCCCTGCCGTCGCCGCGAAGGCGGGGCGGAGCCGGAGCCGACCGCCGAGGGTGTGGACCTGGACAAGCTGGTGGCCGGTATCCTGCTAATCCACGACGCGCTGCACCCCGGGGAGCTGGTGAACATCAGTCTGGAGGTAGCGGCGCTTGGCGTCGAGGCGGACTGCTGGAGCGTGGGGCGCTCCATCCGTCACATCGCTCGCCGTCACGGCATCATCGCCCGCGGAGAGCGGGGCAAACCCGGCTACGCGGTAGAGCGGTGGGAGCGCCGCTACCAGCCGGTGCTGGCGTTCGGCGGCGGCATCATGGACCGGGACGAGGAGTCCGGGAAGTACCGCGGGCGGTGGCGCGGGAGGACGAGCAGCTCGCGCGGGAAGTCCACTTCCGTACCCGCAGGGCGGCGAAACAGCGGGCTGCCGACTGGTTCAACAAGGCCAACGCGAACGTCTGACGCGCCGACCGACGCACGCCATGAAGCGGGCCGGGCATCCGGCCCGTTTCGCTGCTAGGCTACGGGGCGCGAATGAGTATCCGGAGACGCGGGGACAAGTGGCTCGTCACCGTGGAGCTGGGCAGGGACGGCACCGGGAAGCGCCGCCGGCACTGCTCCACCTGCGCCTCCGGGCGCTGCTCCGTCTCCCGCCGGAGGACGCGGCGACTTAGCGTTCTCCGCTCCGCCGTCATACGCTCATGCACGATGGCGGACCTGACGCGTACCACACCCGGAAGCTGTCTC